ACTTCATAAAAGATAAACTGAATATGGGGAAACCTGAACAGCAGGACGATCAATCACAAGCTCCTGATAACGGATTCATGCCGTTCAAAACGCAGGAGGAAGCTGTCAAATTCGTTAATGACGAATTTGAAAGAAGGCGCAAGATGAAGCGTGACTTTGAACTTCAGTGGATGCTTAACATAAATTTCCTGAACGGCAACCAATACTGCGACATAGACCTCGTAAGAGGTACACTGTATCAGCAGGACAAAGCATTTGATTATCAGGAGATGGAAGTCTTTAACCAGATTGCTCCCATATATGAAACAAGGCTTGCGAAACTGAAACAGATCAAGCCTACTCCTTATGTGCGCCCGGCAAGCAGCGAAACAAGGGATATAGCGACGGCCAAAACCAGCAGAAAGATACTGGATGGACTTGATTCAAACCTTGACATTCAAGTCAAAAGATCAATGATGACGGCGTGGAGCGAACTTACCGGGTGCTGTTTCCTGAAACACAGATGGAACCCCAATGCCGGTAGATACATCGGAGAAGATGAAAACGGCAACCCGATATATGAGGGAGATATAGAAAAAGACATTGTAAGCCCATTCGAGATATATCCTGACAGCAATTTCGCACATGGGACAGAGGGCTGCAGGAGCATTATCCATGCACGTCCTATGACCGTTGATGAAATCTGGGAACAGTGGGACATAAAAGTGCCCGGTCGCAAGATCGATGTTTTCACACTTGTTCGGTCGCAGATAGGTTGCGGGTTGGGATATAACACGTCTGGATACAAATTCACTCACACAACCCTCGAAAACAGCGAAATTGTGAAGGAATACATGCACCTGCCGTGCAAGAAATATCCGCAGGGCCTTCACATCATTGTTGTTGCAGACAAATTGTGCGAACTGAAGCCATTCATTTACTGCGTCAGTAAGAACGGCAGTTATGGATTCCCGTTCGAGATGCAGATATGTATAGAGAGGCCGGGATTCTTCTGGCCGGTGTCGATAGTCGAAAGGCTTATACCCGTGCAAAGAAAGTATAATGCTGTCAAGAACCGCAAACACGAAATTCTGAACCGTGCTGCAATTGGCAATCTTGCTATCGAGGATGATGGCACCGTCGATGTAGAGGACCTCGAAGCGGAAGGGCTTTATCCCGGTAAGATACATCTGTATCCCAGGGGCGGTAAACCCCCGGAATTCATTGAATTAAATGCAAGCACGACAGCATTTGATATAGAAGAAACGAAACTGGAAAACCTGTTTACTATGATTTCCGGTGTTTCGCCCTTTGCTTCTCAATCGCTACCGCCGACCGGCGTGGTATCCGGTGACGCAATGGAGCAACTAAAAGAGGCCGACGATTCGAGAATATCCCTGACATCAGATAACATTAAAAACGCAGCTATTCAGGGATGGAAAATTGACCTTCGGCTTTACAAACAGTTCGTCCCGCCGAACGCGCCAAGGCTTTTAAGATATGTCGGAGAAAACAACGAGGTAGACCTCATTGAGTGGTATTCCTCCGACCTGACAAGCGACGACGTGATAGTTGACAGCGAGGACGAAATCATGCAGTCGCCGTCACAGAGGGTACAGATAATCAAGGAACTGCTGCAGTACAAGCTGTTCTCCAATGACGTTGATCCTAAAGTACGAGCCAAGGTTATACAGATGATGAGGCTCGGTAACTGGGAGGATACAGCCGACATCGAGGACCTGCACATAATGAAGGCGAAGTGGGAGAACAGACAACTTATGCAAGGGTTTGAACCTGATTTTGCAGATTACGACCTGCACGAACTGCATAAGCAAGAGCATGACAGGGTAAGGCTTGACATTTCGTTTATTGAATTCAAGCGTAGCAATCCCGAAATTGCAGCTATGTTTGATGCTCATGTAAAGATGCATGAAGAAGCAATTGCGCAGAAAGCGGCGGCAGCAGCGCAACAGGCGCAGGAGAAGCCCGATCAGTCGATACCCTTTAAAGACCTTCCGATTGCCGGGAAGATACAACAGGCAGCACAAGCGGGCATCGAACTGACACCGGAAGATTTGATACAGCAGGTACAACTTGATGCGGCGCTGAAACGAAGTGTTAAAGAAAATCAAAACATAAAGGTTGGTTAAAAAACCGGCCTTGTTTTTGTCCGAAAACATTTTGACCTTTTTGCACTGTTACCCATTGTACCATGAAGATGAACTAAATTGCGGCCCGATAAGGCACCCGCAAAAGGAGGATAAATTACACATGGTAAAACACGTTAATTTACAGTTGTTTGCAGAAGGAGAACCGGCGGCCCACGACATGGCACCCGCGCAGGACCAGACGCAGGCAACTTCGATAGAACCGGCACAGACGGATCCTTCACAGCAGGCATCGTCGGATCCGCCGGTAAATCCTACCCAAAGGTTGATGGATTTGTGGGATAAAGCCAACTCACCGGAGAAGGCTGATACCCCGCGAAATCAGGCTCCGGACCAATCTGCTCAGGACCATTCCCAGGATCAGGTGCAGGACCAGTCACAGGATCAGGACGGCGGGCAGAATCAGGAAACTCCGGACACCCCTGACCAGCAGGCTCAGCAAGGAAAGATACTGAACAAATACAACTCCGTGAATGATTTGGTGAAGGCTTATCAGAGCATGCAGTCAGCATGGACGAGAGACCGTCAGACCCTGCTTGAACTGCAAAATGCAATTGACCAGCTTAATCAGGAAAAGGCCGGTCTGGAAGCCAAGCTGCAAACACCGCAACAGCCACAATCCGAAGCTGAAGACGATCTGGCGAATCTTAGCGCGGAAGAATTACTTGAAAAGTTTTACGAGGACCCGAAAGGCGTGCTTGCTAAGATAACCGAATCGGCCGTCGAAAGCAAAATAAAGCCTTTGGAGAGCAAGCTGGCTCCCGTGGTGGAGCACACCGAGGTACAGATGAACCTCGAAAAATGGAATAACGCCGTCGCAGAACTCAGCGCTGTCAATCCTGACATGGTAGATTATATCGACACGATGAAAGAATACATCGTCGAGAATAATCTGCATGACAGCAAAGAACCTCAGAAAGTGCTGAGAGATGCTTATTCCTACGCCAAAGCCAAGGCTTTTGACACCAAAATAGCTGAGTTCACTGCAAAAATTGAGCAGCTTGATGCACAACTCAGGACGGCCAAGGAGGACGGCGTTAAAGAGTACCTGGCACGTATTCAAAATGCAAACAGCCAGGTGCCTAAATCGATTGCCGGGAACAGTAACAGCGGCGCACCGGCAAATCCGCCTGTAAGTGTCAAGGGCAAGCCAATGTCCGAGATACACAAAATGGCCGCAAACCTTATCTTTGGCAGTTAATAAAGTCGGAAAAGGAGTGAGAGCGTATGGTAACAATGCAGACCTTTGATACTGCATTGAAGGACATATACGAGGAACCGATGAGAGACCAGATCAATATCGGTTCCGGCATATTCCTTGCAAAAGTGGAGCAGACCTCCAAGGACATCGAGGGAGGCAGGCGCGTGTATAAAATTGCGCCTTACGGTGTAAATGGTGGTACCGGCTCCGGATCGGATACCCAGGCGTTGCCTGTATCCGGCGGAAATCTCTATGCTCCGTTCGTTTCGGGCATAAAGAGCATCCGCGGTGTCATCAAGTTCACAGACCAGGTAATGAAGGCTTCGAGGAGCAGCAAGGCGGCTTTCCTGTCCGCAATGGAATCCGAACAGGACGGCCTGCTCAAGAGCGCCAGGTTCACATATGGCAGGCAGTCGTACCTTAACGGTACTGGGATTTGCACGAGTTGCGGCGTGACCAACGACAGTGTTGTTGTCAACGTTGAATCCACCCAGTACCTTATCGAAGGTATGATTATCGACATAGTTGTCGCTGAAACCGGTGCTCCGATCGAGAACGGAACGCAGAGAAGGATAGTAGCCGTCAACAGGATCGGCGACCAGAAGTCTATCGTACTTGACGGTGCGACAGGCGTAACGACCACGTCGGATCATGCGATTGTCGAGCAGGGATCGTTTAGCCAGGAACTTACTGGTATGGAGGCTGTATTCGCTCAGAGCGGCAGCCTGTACGGACTGGACAAGTCGCAGTATCCGTGGCTTGTGCCTTACCGTCATGACCTGGAGAACAGCGCAATCGACGATCAGACGATTGTTGACACGATAAACTTTGTTGAGGAATATCGTGGCAGCAATATCAACCTGCTTATCGC